TGATTCACATGTTACAGTGACACACGGCATAGATCAAGAGCATGAGATGGATGTGACATTCGACATCAGTCAGCCTTCAACTGTAGACCCAGCCGGCGATGACATGGTGCAAGCATTTTCTTTCAACGCGGTATCGACGGAGAGGTCAGAGATTTTGTTATTGCCGAACATATCTAAACATGCCTTTACGTGGTATATAAAGCACGCAGTCACAAGGACTTCAACAACGCCTTTCAATTTCGATATCAAGGTGCCCGGTGTCCAAATTCACCACCTGAGCACCAGGACGACGAGCGGCAATGACGCACAGTATGAGCCAGACGAAAACCTCGACTGGACTGACTCAGACTCGATGTGGTACTGGCTCTGTGCATACGTGACGGAAAACAGGGTTGAATCCCAGTTTGCGGCAGCATTCGAATTGCTGTCTTCACTTGCTTACAGACCGGTGTCAGATACGGCCGAAGGATTCCTATTCAGCACTCTACCCACACAAGTGTACCTCCCAGAGCCTCATTACTACCGGGCCAGGTTCCCTGGGCTACTGGAAGATGAGCCGTGGATGGTACCCCATGACTCTCACAACATCATGTTGAGAGCAGGTGCTGATGCGCACGGTTTACTCGCGATGGCAGGAGTCACAAACTACATTGCTCACATCGGCGCAGTATCCGTGATCAATGAAGGACACATGGTGGAAACAGACTTCGTTTTAGGAGCACAATTCGCGCTGCACTCGAACACTTTCATGGAAAGACCATCAGAACATAGAGCCGCGTGTGTTTATGCCGTGTTGGGACGCGAGGTATTCACACACTTCACTAGCGGTATGGGCGTCATTTATCCTACAGTGTCTTTTACAAAGATGGAAAGATATCCCTTCGTCCGAAAAACAACACTCCAATCTGATGTGGCAGGATTCGACTTGACAGAGCAAGGGCTGTTACACGGCGGGAGACTGCCTTTGCCGGCATCACCTGCTCTGATATACGGCAAAGTCAGCGACCAGCTAACTGCACTCGTGCACTGTAGGCCCCAACAGCAGTGGCGGTTCGACAACGGTGTCGACACAATATTGGACCTCGAACAGGCGTATACTCTCGCCAACATATACAGATTGGCAGGGTATGACGCCACGTTCGTAGATGTACAAACTGGCAGAACAGTGGCGCCCTTCTCCAGCCTGCGGGCCATGTCGTTGACTCTCAACTCGATGAGGTTTAACGCTAGGCTGAACACAACTTACCAGGTATTGCACTTCCTAAACAGAAACCCAGAACGCCTCGGCAGATTGCCAACGCCAGAAGTATTCATGGCAATGGGATCGATGTCAGTGACAACAGACACCAGAGGGTTTGTAATGGAAGTACCTGGCGCAAGGAATACCACGATCCACA